TTAATAAGCTGCTTTTTGATTAGCAGCTGTACGCATTACGATCCGACTCTTTACACCGGCTATGACATTTTGAATCCGAATGAGGAAGTGCGAAAAAACCCGCTCGGATTCACAGAGGACGGGAATGTGATCGTGAACGAGGCTTTCATACTATGGGTCTACGAGCTCAAGCGGGAGGTAGAAAGACTTCGAAAACTGATAAGGATGCCGCTTTGAACGGGAACAAATACAAGCCGATCATCGAGCAGTTTGAGCGGTCCGAGTGTTCAGAGGACCAGATCGAATGCGTGTTCACGATGGTCAAGATGATGGCCATGAACCTGTGCAAACTCTGGAAGGCCACGATCGGGATCGGGATTGCAATTCTGCTGGCGATTCTTTTCTCCGACCAGGTGAGCCTCACGAAGATCGTAGGCTTTGTATTCGGCATTTTTTGAGGAGGAGCGATGGGCATTATCCAGAGGATCCGGGAAAAGCGGCTGCAGCGGGATCTCAACCGCTGTGTGAATATTTTCCGGAAGATGAATTCCAACATGAAAAAGATGGGATGGGCCCGGCAGCGCCGGCGGCAATTCTGGAGAGAGTTTTCGAAATCCCGCAGCCTCCAGGAAGAGATTTTCGGAGCCCTGGCCAATTCTAAGAAATGAAGTACTCGAAAGAGATCGTCGAGAAGATCTGCAAACACCTGAAAAAAGGGGCAACCATAACCTCCGCCTGTGCGGCCGTGGGGATCCATCGGGACACGCTTTATGACTGGATGAACAGTAAATCCGACGTTTCCGACACTATAAAAAAGGCGAGAGCCATTCCTGACCAGAAGGTGGAAAACGCCCTGTTCCGGTCCGCCACGATGAAACACCGGTTTAAAGAACAGCATTTCAAGGCCGTTGCGAGAGGGGAGAGAATCAAGATGATTCCCGAGAAGACCGTCACGAAGATTATCCCTCCTAACGTCACAGCGCAGATTTTCTGGCTGAAGAACCGGATGCCGGAGGACTGGAAAGACAAGACAGAACATGAGCATTCAGGCGGGGTGATCATAAAGGTCATCAGTGCGGTCCCGAGACCTAAGAAAAAGAAGGAAAAATGAACCTGGAGCGTGTAACCGAAACCGTCGATTTATCAGCCGTCTATGATCCCAGGCGCAATGATAAGCAGGTGCAATTCCACGAGGCCCCGGAGACATACAAGCTCTACGGTGGAGCGATGGGAGGGGGCAAGACGGCCTCTCTCATTAACGAAGGAATTCAGCTCAACCTGGATTATCCCGGTAATTTCGGGCTCCTGTTGAGGAAGACCTGGCCATCGTTCCGGGATACGGTCCTCCCGCAGCTCGAGAAGTTCCTTGATCAGCGTTTGGTCGATCAATGGAACAGGTCAGAGAAGGTGATCGCATTTAAAAACGGATCCAGGATCCGCTATGGAGGAGTCGGCGACAAGCCCGATGATTGGGAAAAATTCATGTCCGGAGAATACGGCTGGATCGCTTTGGACCAGGCCGAACAGTTCACCGAAAATGAGTTTCAGATGTTGTCGACCCGGCTCCGGTTGATGATCCCCGGGATCCAGTATTTCTTCCTCCTTTCCTGCAACCCGAATGTGGGATGGATAAAAGAGCGGTTCATAGAAAGCAACCACAAGGATCACATATTCATTCCCGCTCTTCCTGGAGATAATCAAGCGAACCTGCCGGCAGACTACATAAATCGGATGAAATCGATCCTCACGCCCCGGCAAATAAAGGCACTTCTCGAGGGGGACTGGAGCGCGTTCGGGGCCCCGGATGATGTGTATGAATACAGCCTGATTCAGGCGGCCATGAAACGGCGCTTAGAGCCCGGGCTTCCTATCTGCATAGGAATCGACGTGGCCAGGTTCGGAGACGACGAGACCGTGATCGTGACTGCCGAGGGATTGAAGGTCAGAATCCACGAGCATTACCAGGGCTATGACACGATGAAAACGGCAGGGAAAGCCTGGGCGTGTGCAAAGTCGCTGAAAGAGAAAAGAGGAGAAGAGATGAAAAGGCTCGAGATCAAGGTGGACGCTGATGGGAACGGAGCCGGCGTTGTGGACAGGTTGAATGAATTGAAATCGGAAAAAAAGAAAGAGCTGGAGCTTGATTCTCTGAAGGTCACAGAGATTCATGGCGCGGCAAAGCCCCGGGATCCCAGGAAATTCAAAAATCTGCGAGCCGAGATCCACTGGGGGCTGAAGGAGCTCCTGGAGGATCTGGATCTCCCGGATGACAACGAGCTGAGATCTCAGCTGATGGCGATCAAATATGACACAAACTCCGCTGATCAAATATTCATAATCCCAAAGCAGAAGATCAAGGAAAAGCTCGGGAGATCTCCGGATGTTGCCGAGGGCGTGATTTATGCGCTGGCCACTATAAGGCCCCTGAAGGAACCCCGAATATGGTGAGGTGGCAATGGAGACCATAAACATAGATCTGATGCAGCCCGTCAGGAAAGTAACGGAATTCATGCGTCGTCTTAAATTGAAGCAGAATCCCGCCTATCGATCGATCATGTTGATGCTGGGAAAGAATCCAATTTGGACAAAGAGGGATTTTGCCAGGATGACCGAGGCAGGGTTTCAAAATTGCAGCACGGTTTATTCCTGTGTGACGAAGATAATCGAGGCGGCTGCCGGTGTGCCCTGGTCTCTATTCAGGAGGCCGATGTCCAAGGCCTCAAAGAAAGAAAAGATCGAGGAACATCCATTATTGGATCTGATAAAAAGACCAAACCCGCAGGATGGAGGGGCCTTTTTCACAAAGAATTTATTGGGATATCTGCTGATAGCCGGCAATTCCTACACGATAAAAGTAGGCCCCGAGATTGGACCGCCGAGGGAAATGTACACGATGAGACCGGATCGGATGAAAGTATTGCCCGGGACAAAATTCGAGCCGATCAGAGGTTTCCGATATACCGTAGGCGCTAATTACGATGACTATCCCGCCAATCAGATTCTTCATCTCAAGACGTTTAACCCGCTTGATGATTGGTACGGGCTTTCTCCTATCGAGGTGGCATCCAAAGAGGTCGATATCTCAACTATGGCAAGAGAATGGAACATGAAGCTCCTGCAGAATGATTGTCGACCCCCTGGCGCCATTGTGACCGAGGGAAACCTTGAGGAGGAACAGCGGGAGAGCCTCGAGAAAAAGCTCGAGGAAAAGATGCAGGGCTATAAGAATGCGGGGAGGCCTCCCGTTTTTGAGGCTGGTATCAAATGGCAGACTTTTGCGATCACCCCTCGAGACATGGATTGGCTGAATTCGGATAAGCTGAACTCTCGCAAAATCTGTGCTGTTTACAACGTGGCCCCAGAGCTTATCGGCGATGCCGAAAACAAGACATACAGCAATTATCAGGAAGCGAGGAAAGCCTTATACATAGAGACGGTCCTCCCTTTGCTGGATTATCTGAGAGACGAATATAACAACTGGCTTGCTCCTGCATATGAAGAGCGGCTCTTTCTTGATTATGACAAGGGGGATATCGAGGCATTAAAGGATGAAATATCAGCTGTCTATGAGAGAGAGGAAAAAGCGTGGTGGAGAACATTGAATGAGAAAAGAATAGCCTGTGGTGATGACTCTATAGGTCCTGAAGGAGATGTCATTTTCGTGCCGGCTAATCTGATTCCGCTGCCGGATATAAGCGGGAATCGTGAAGAGGAATAAATGCTTGTAGAAGCGAAGGCCCAGAACATCATTATCACGGATTTGTCGAACCTCCAGGAGCTCCGGCGATATCTGGATGCAGAAGAAAAGAGTGTGGCTAAGCCGGTCATGGCTCTTTGGGAAAGGCAGCGCGAGCTCGTAACGATTGAAACCGTAAAGCGGGCACTGCAGACCGGGAGTGTTCCTCCGGAATGGGTGGATCCCTGGCGAGAGATGATTGTGGGGTTCGTGAGCGACGACCTGGTCACAGAATGGGTAAAAAGCATTTCAGTCGCTGGCGACAAAATTGCCCGCAAGATCAACCGGATCCAACGCAAGCAATTCGATTTTGATGCGACCTGGCAGAGCGTCAAGGCCTGGGTTGATAAAGAAGGCGGCCGGCTGATAGTAGATCTCACCTCCGCTCAGGTCGGCTCGATTCATGCGCTTTTGCAAAACCAGATCGCCTTGAACGTGACAAGTCCGTATGTGTTGGCGCAAAGGATTAGGCCGCTCGTGGGGCTGACTAAGCGAGAGACGATGGCCGTGGCTAAATTTATGACTTCACTTACTGAACAGGGAGTCTCGGCCGATGTGTTCAATAAACAAGTCCAGAGGTACGCAAAGACACTCCATAAAAACCGGGCCTCGAGGATCGCGAGGACAGAGCTCTCGAATTCCTACAATTTCGGCCAGGAGGATTCCTTGAGACAGGCCCGGGAAGCAGGAGAGCTTCCCGGGGATCCGGAGAAAACCTGGATGGCCGGCGGAGCAGATCCTTGTGAGAAGTGCACCGGGAATGAGGGTGAGGGATACATTCCCCTGGATGATACGTTCTCGAGTGGCCATATGCGTCCCACGGCGCATCCTCAATGTGAGTGTGCTGGCGGCTATAGAGTCAGGAGGTAAGAGCAATGGATAAGACAACAATCCTGGAAGAGAAAACATTTCCATTTGAAATTAAAAGCCTTACCGAAGAAGGCACATTTGAAGGCTATGCGGCGATCTTTGATAAGCCGGACCTGTTAAATGAGATTGTCGAGCGAGGCGCCTTCACAAAATCGCTTAAAGAAACAAAGCAATTCCCCATGCTCTGGTACCACGATCCGCGAAATCCGATTGGGATAGTGACTGTCGAGGAGGACAAGAAAGGTTTGAAGGTGCTGGGAGAGCTCAACCTTGATGTCCAGTCTGCCAAGGAAAAGTATGCCTTGATGAAGCAAAAGGCCATCAGGGGGCTTTCGTTTGGGTTCAAGACGATAAAGGATCTCTGGGAAGGGGAGATCAGGCGATTAAAAGAGGTCAAGCTCTATGAGGTATCGCCTGTGACGTTCCAGCTGCATCCTAAAGCTCTGATCAAGAACGTCAAACAAGAAAAATTTGAGACGTTCGATGATGCACTGGAAGCATTTAAAGCTTTAATAAAGGCCATCGCTGAATTCAAAGGCGGTGAAAAGAATTATGAAAAGCTTGTAGAAAACGCCGAGAAGGCGTTAAACGCGCTTCTCGAAACTTCCGAGCCGCAGGAAAGCACTCGGGATGGAGAGAAGGGCCTGCTTTCTTCAATTATCGAGGTATTGGAGAAACGAGAAGATACAAACAAGCCGCACGAGCACTTGTTTAGATCCACGATCGAAACCCTCGAAAAATCCAATACGGAGGACTAAACATGGACGAGGAAGAAAAAAAAGCATTGATTGCCGAGGTTATCGAAAAGACCAAAGCAGAACTCGCCAAGGAAGCCAAGTCAGACATCGAAAAAATCAACAAGCTGATAGCAGATGAGCGGAAAGCCCATGAGGATATGTTGAAAGGAAAAATCACAGAGGCCGAGTTCAAGAGCTACCAGGAGAAAAGTCACGCAGCGGAAGAGGAGATCAAAAAGCGGGTTGATGCCATCGAGACAAAGATGAACCGGCCGGATCTGCCCACGGAGGATAAAAAAGAAAAAGAGCCCATCGAGAAAAAGGCCTTTTTCAAATTCCTCCGGAAAGACTTTGCAGCGCTGGATCCGGAAGAGCAGAAGGCCATGCAGATATCCGATCAGACCACCGGCGGTTATATCGTTATCCACGAGACCCGAAACAAGATCATAGAGCTGCTGACGCAGATCTCTCCCATTCGCCAATTGGCCAGTGTGGAGAATATCGGCGGGACAACTCTTGAGCTGCCCAAAGAAGGAATCGACACCGTAACTGCTGCCTGGCCGGATGAAACATTGGTCGCCGGCGACTACAAGTTCGCAATGGAGAAATTCGAGCCTCACGAGCTCCGGGCATTGGTAACACCCAAAAAGACACTCCTCGAAGACGCTCAATTCAATCTGGAAGAATATATCGTCAGGAAAACTTCCACGAAATTTGCCAAGAAAGAAGGATCTGCGCATGTCAACGGGAATGGTGTTTCCAAGCCGGAAGGCCTGCTCACAAACACTGAGATTGCCGAAGTGAAAAGTGGCGATGCGAGTACGTTGACAGCTGATGGAATCATTAAGCTCACCTATGAGCTTCCGGAAGATTACGAGCCCAATGCCAGTTTCCTTATGAAGCGCTCGACAATCCTGGATGTGAGGCTTTTCAAGGATTCTCAGAATCAGTACATCTGGCAGCCTTCCTATCAGGCCGGACAGCCTTCCCGGTTGCTGGGATTCCCGATCTATGCCGCGGTTGATATGCCGGCCGTTGCCGCAGGCACTTATCCGATCCTCTTTGGCGATTTCAAGCAGGCCTATCAGATCGTCGACAGGATCGATATCGAGGTCCAGAGACTGGTTGAGAAATACGCCATCGAGGGACTTGTTGGATTTCTGTTCCGGAAGAGAACCGATGCCCAGGTGATCCTTGCTGAAGCTCTCAAGAAACAAAAAGTTTCTGCATAAAAAGGAGAAGAGAAATGAGAGACATTTATCATGATTTGGTGCCGCTTCATTCCATCTATCCGGCCAGTCACTCCGGAGCGAAAACCGGGGATGTGATCATCGATCTTCAGGGCTTCTTAGGGGCCTTGATCATCTGCTATTCGGGAGCGATCACAACCGATACGGTTTTTCAGCTCATGGAAGGAAATGAGTCCGATCTTTCCGATGCCGCTGCCGTCGCCGATGCCGACCTCCTGGGTTCTGAGCCCACATTGTTAGCCGCTACTGACAACGAAGTTAAGTCCTTCGGGTATATCGGGAAGAAAAGATATATCCGGGTCGACACGACTGCCGGAGCCGGAATTGCCGGAGCCTTAGTGGTCAAGGGGCTGCCGCGACATAAGCCTGCTGTTTCGTAGTGGCGCTTTTATCCGGAAGCACTGGACTGAAAATTCTCGAGGGAGCGAAGGCGAGGCCTCGAGCCTCCCTTCTCTCTCTCGTTGCAAAGGAGAAGACCATGAAAATTAAGATGCTAGTAACAAAGGAAGGAGCGACGGATTCTTCAGGGACGGCAACGAAGACCTATGAAGAAGGGAAAACGTATGATGTCTTTGAGGAATTGGCGAAGGTTTTCCTAAGGGAAAAATGGGCCAAAAAGGAAGCGAAGCAAACCCAGGCCGAGAAAGGACAGAATGCGCCTAAAGCTAAAAACAGCACCGCCAGCTGAGCCGGTCACGCTTGAGGAGGCAAAAAACCATTTAAAGGTTGATGCCACAGACGACAACACGTTGATCGCCGGCTTGGTCACGGCTGCCCGGGAGCTCGGGGAGAAGGAAACGAAGCGGGCCTTTATAACCCAGGTCTGGGAGATGTGTCTGGATACTGCCAAGGATGAGATCGAGATCCCAAAGCCGCCGCTGCAGAGCGTGGAGTCAATAAAGGTGATCGATGACGATGGAAACGCGAGCGTGGTCAGCAGCACCTATTATGATGTCGATGCCTCCCAGAATTCGCCCGGCCGGGTGAAGCTCAAAGCCGGCTGTGTGTGGCCGTACCACAGGGGGTTTGCCTCCTTCCTCATCGAGTTCAAGGCGGGCTATGGGAATGATGCCGCAAACGTTCCGGAGGCATTGAAGCGGGCGCTCTTGGTACTCATAGGGCACATGTATGAAAACAGAGGCGGCGTGGGAACGGTAAAAGCCCGGGTACACGCGCTCGATGAGGCCAGGATCCTCTTTGCCCCTTTTAAGATCTGGACTTTTTAGACATGAAGATCGGAGATTTGAGGCACCGGGTCACATTCCAGAAACCGGTCAAAACGCCCGACGGATATGCCGGCAATACGATAACCTGGCAGGATGTTGTCACAGTCTGGGCCCAGGTCGAGCCGTTTTCCGGCCGCGAGTACTTCTATGCCCATCAGATCAA